CTACTAATTCACTTACGATTACTCGATACGAACTATCAAAACCACCTGGCATAGAGAAGTTAAGTTCAGTAGTAACATCTTCACCATTTCGTGATTCTGTTCCTACTTTAACATCTGCTACAATCGGATTGCCTTCTTTGTCTTCACTAGTATAACTAAGTAACCCACTTAAGACACCTAGTCTACCTAGTCCAAACTTTCCTTCGAATTCAGGCACTGGCTTATGTAATTTTCCCATCAATACAACTGTACGGTCTTCATCCATAGCATCAATTGCCGTTCCCTCTTCATCTGTTGTCAGTTTAGCCGCTTGAATGATTCCAAGAGAATGTGTGTGTTTGACAATATCCTTTAAAATATCACGCATTTACTTACTCCTTTTGATTAATTAAATTAATTATAACATATTTTTGACACATTTGTCAACCTATAAATCAAAAAGATTATCAAATGTTTCTGATGCATTAGCATCACTTATATCCCAATTTAGTACTCCAATTAGATTTTCTAACTTCTTATCAACAATCGTTTGTTCCATCAACTCGTGGTCAAATGGCAACTCTTGGAACCATTGAGGTATTTTAGTAGTATCAACAGGATATGCAACACTTTTCAGTTTAAAGGTGTTGGGTTTTAGTTTACAAACAATCGTCTTCATACCATCTACTATTTCTACTGCGTATCGGTCTTGATTGAGTTCTCGTAACATATTCCAATTCAATGATGCGGCAACATGGCCAGGCAAATGAACCTTATCTCTTTTAGCCTTATCACCACCACCTTTCACATCTCTTGCCATTGCCTTCTTAGCGGCATTCACACGATTCTTATAAGAAGTCAAATTATTCACACGAGTCTGTGAACCTTTTTCCCAACCAGGTCTTGCTCTGAACTCTTTCTTAAACTCTTTAACCATTTCAATAATATCTTCTCGTGTTCCGTCAATCAATATTTTTAATAAAATCTCACTTAGAAAATTCTGTATATAAGATGGAGTATCACTTCGTTTCAAGTCAAGACCCATTGCTTTAATCTTACCAGGAGAACCATCGCCATCTCGGCGAACACCATCGTCATCGTATATCAGTAACGCATATCGTTTCTTCTTAATAAAGATTCCCGTAGTTGAACAATTTTCTCTACCAGCAACAATAATCTCGCCTTCTTTTCTAGGAACATTAAAGAATGTTTTCATAAAATCTGGAAAACTAGTATTAACTTGATTTGCAACTTCGTCATACAATTCTAAAACTTTATCTTTGTTCCACTCAATAGTACCATCATCAATCTCTTGTTTGTAAACAGGATACATTGAATAGTAAATTGAGTCTGTATCACCATATATAACTGATGGGCCTTTATAATCATAATGACCTGCGATAACTTCATTCGTCTTGGCACCCATATGTCGTGTGATACAACGACCTGTAAGAGTTGTTGATTGTCCAATGCGTTTATCATAGAAACGACATCCTTGATTCAATAACGCTCCATACAATGAGTTCAAGTTAATCTTTTTCACAAGTTGTCGTTTATCCCAGTGTGCTATCTCTACCGCATCATTATTTTTAATAGCCTGTTTCTTTTTCTCTTGCATCACTTGTCGTTCAGCACACCATCGTTCTAATAAACTCGGAATAATACCTTGAACATCTTGCTTGAATATAGTGCCATTCGCAGTAAGAGTCCATTCTAAAGGACTATTGAATATCAAATCATATGCTTCGGCACCAGTAAGGTCTTGAGTTGTTTTAAGTTCTTCAAAAGGAGCATCTTCAAGTACTAAAGTGATATTGGCTGCTTTGTCTTTTTCATTAACTAAACGAAATTCTTCTGTACTAAATGTTTCGTCCCATGCTTGAGAAGAACCATAAGTTTTTGCGCCAGTCTTTCTACCTTCTTTTATTCTATCACCAATCATCTTATCAGTTAAGTCTGGTCTTAATTGTCCAGCAATAGTTTCAGGAGACATATTCATGGCACGAATAACTGAAGGATAAAGAGAGTTGATATCAATACCTGCTACCCATCTCTGTAATCCTGCTTTGGGAACTGCCACAAAAGCACCAGCGGCCTTTTGTAATTCTAACACATGAAGTTCTTCATCTGAATACTCTATATCATCATCTGACCATTCCCGCCTCTTTCTATCAGGAACAATCATGCCTCGTCTATGGGCTTCGTTAATGATTGCTTGTTCTGTAACTGCAACTGCTCCCATTGTTGTTTTGATATTAACTGTGTTATCGTGTGCAATCTCATTAGCCAATTCAATAAATCTTAGTTTCTTATCAATCTTATCAAGTAGAGCAACATCTTGTCTGTTGTATGCCACGAACTTATAGAAATCATTATTATACAATTGGTCTAATGTGCCATCATATGCAACTTTCTTTTCACCTACTTCATGTTCACCAATCGTATCAAGTGCGTATGAATGCATTTCATGATATGTGTACTTACGATATAATTCTAGGTAGTCTAAATGAATTCTTCCAAACAAGTCAAATGTTTCTTGTTCTTTACCATACTTAACAACTCTTCTAGTTTTGGGTACTAAATCCCACAGACACAACTTGCGTGTATGAGATTTGCTTAATACAGTGGTGATTCGATTTACTGTATATGGAATATCATAACCTTCAGAGTTCCAACCAGCCAACACATCAGCATCTTCAATGATATCTAAAAAGTCATTGAGCATATCGGCCTCACTCAAATACAATTGTGTGTTGTCAAATTGCTCACAAATTCTTTCTGCCTCTTTAAGGCCCTCGCCACTTCTCATTGACTTGGGCGGAATAACAAGAGTCACTAGTAATTCTAACCATTGAAGATGAACAGATATTGCTGTAATTGGCATGAATGGGTCACTAGGGTCAGCAAACCCTCGACTCGCATCGAAGTCTGTTTCGATATCGAAGAATGCGGTATTTAGAGTTGGTGACTCAATTCCATTATAATGTTCACTTAAACATTTTACTTCTGGTTTCATATCACTTTCGTAAAATGTTTTGCCAGCATTAATTTTTCGTTCTTTGTGAAGGTCTTTAAGTCGTTTACATTTGATTTGGCGAACTTTGTCACCATAGATACTTACATGGTCACCGTGTGGGTCTTTCACATAGAAAGTACGCCACGCCGGATAATCATTGTAGACTCTTTTGCCTTTTATTCGTTCTACAACTTGAACAATATCTTTATCTTTGTTATAGAACGCATCTACATAACTCAAAGAGTGCGCCCTACAGTTTCTAAAATTGTTTCCATATCTTCGAAATCTGCACGAGTTTCGGCGAGTTTCGCTTTGTGTGCCACAGAGATTGCCTTATTTAATACCGATGGTTTTACATCGATTTCTTCAGCAATTGCTCTTACAGTATCACGTAATCCACCCTTGAGGTCATCGCATTCTTGTAAAACTAAACAACCCTCGTTCACTAATTGGGTAAGTTTGGCTTTTTCTTCTTCGTTAATTGCATCAATTGACATATAAATCTCCTATAAGTTGGACAATAAAAAAGAGTGATTTCTCACTCTTTATATATTAACATAAGTGACTCTAAAAGTCAATAGGAATCTATGATTATTTGGACTTTATTGATTTCGTGGCTTCTCTCATCATTTCTATCGCCTTATCTTCAGGTGAATACTTTGATGCTTTGAGTGGATTACCGAAGCCAATTTCATCCGCGACTTTACCTAGAACTTTTCCGACTTTCTTAAGGCTGCCTTTAGGCAGTATTGATTTACCGTATTTTTTAAGTTCTGCAGGAGATAATAGTGGCTTTCCAGTTTTATCATCTTTACCATCACCATCTTTATCTTTAGGATTAGAATTAGAATTCTTTTTTTTCATATTTATAATCATCTTGCCTTTTGGACTATTTGGATCATGATACTTTCCGTCTTTATCTGGAACACCATCTACTCCCGTATACTCTGTTGGTCCAAATTCAGTAATAGATTTGCCATCTTTATATTTCGATTGTGTAAGAGCATTATTGCTATGTCTAAGTG